TTTCTTCAACCTCTTTCTTAGCCTTTTCTTCAGCTTCTTTTTTGGTTTTTTCTTGAGCATTTTTCTTAGCTTCTTCTTCAGCCTTTTTCTTAGCTTCTTCAGCCTTTTTCTTAGCTTCTTCCTCAGCCTTTTTCTTAGCTTCTTCGGTAGCTTTTTGTTTATCCGTTTCTGCTTTCTTAGGAGGTTCTTCCTTCTTAGGAGCTTCAGTCTTTTTAGGTGATTCTTCCTTCTTAGGAGCTTCAGTCTTTTTAGGTGGTTCTGCTGGTTTTGCAGGCTCACTAGGTTTAGTTGGTTTACCTGGCTTACCAGGTTTACCAGGCATACTCGGTGCAGATGGTGCTTTTGCCCGTTCTTCAGCCCTTCTTTCACGGCGTATAACTCTTTTAGGCTTTGGTCTTCTACGTATAGTTAAAGCCCTAATTATTTCTGAGTGTCTTTTTTGATCCTCAGAATCTTCTTCTTCTTTGCGATTAACTTGTTGTTGACGTTCAAATTTTAAGTCATCACGGTTTTGTACCATCAACTTATAAATTTCACCGAGATATCCGGTGTTAGACATAGTTTCAACAGTTAAAGCTTCAACACTATTTTTTGTAAAAATACCACCAATTTTACTTGTAGTCTTTTTCAAAAAACTGGCAGAAGTTTTTGTTTTTTCAGACACGACAGGACTAGACGAACCTTCGCCTCCATCTTTTTTATTTTTTCCGAATAAACTCATTTATTTTCTTTGTCGTTCTTTTAGTTTTTGGTTTTCTTCTTCCAAATATTGAATCAACATGGCGACATAGATATCTCGTTCCCAAGGTATCATATTTTCAAGTTCGGTAAGACTATACTTATGGTGTTGCATCAAGGAAAAGTTAGTCTTGTAGTAATTTCTTAAATCATCATAACCAAGTATTAGCCGAAAAAACTTTCGAGCCCTTCCACATCCAAGTGGTGTTCGAAACCACACTTAGAACAAGTCATATCAATTTTCTTAGATAATTTAGGAATACTGTTGAAGAACTTTTCTAGTTTTTCAAATTGTTCCTGATTCAACTGTTCGATAAAGTCAACCAATTCTTCTACTGAAGCTTCTTTTGCATAATGAAATTGGTCACCATCATAAACATATTCAATTGATTGAGCCAACATATTGAAGGTGACCTCTGTAATGTCTTCCATTTCAATAGAGTCTTTAATCAACTTGAATGGTGGATATTTCATCTTAACGATGATTTTATCTGTCAGTTGAATTTCTGGATCCACATATTCTTCTTGTACAGGTTTAACTTCTGTCAAATCAATTTTGGCTTCCATAATATTGCCACAAGCTTTATCTTCAACCTCGTTATTACAACGATATTTTGATTCAGACATTTCACCGACAGACTTTGCTCTCAGTTGTATGAAGTAATATTCAATGTCTATGATTGGCAATTCATCAACATCAACATCTTTTGATAAGGTGCATACGTCCAATATCTCTCTTACATTGTGTTGAATTGTTTTTGCATCAGAAGATTCTAATGCCATCATCAAGGCTTTTTGTTCCTTGATTAGATAAGGTCTAAATTTAATTTTCTTTTTAGAAAGTGGTAATTCCAATTCATAGGTTGGCACTTCAAGTTTTGGTAAAGCCATAATAACTCCTTAAATTATGTATCAGTTCGAACTGTTTCAATAGATTGGGCCGAAGAATTAAACCCTGTTCCAATTGCTCCGGCGGCTGATCCACCGAGGCCTCCTAATCCAACTACAAGTGAATTTATACCAGCATCCAGTAGTTCCATTCCCAAAGCTTGTAGTGAATTGTTTTTCCAATATGTGTATGCAAATGTCACAGACAATCTATGGTAACCTTCACCATTCCAGTCCAAGTCCAATTGATTCATAGAAATAGGATATGCATCATATAAGTTTACTGAATAAGTCAACTCATTTGTTACAGAATATTGATTTATTGTAATTGCTGTTGCATAATTTTCTTTATATCTCCAATTATAATTATACATTGGATTGATATAATTTAACCATGCATCAAACAACAATTTAGTTTTCATATCATCATCAAGAATGAATGTCAGGTCAATGTCATTGTATGTTGTTTCATATGGAAACTTTTCCACTGGACCATATGATTTTTGTTCTGCTGTTGCAAATGTTCTACCTGGAAGATTGGCATTCTCACATCTGTATGTGAGTAGTTTTGCTGGCCCAACATAAGGCAACAAGGTTAAAGGTATAGGAATAGATACATCAAACCTATTTTGTCTGGATAAATCACCAGTAAAACTTGATTTGAAATCGTTGATACTTCTTGGCATTTATGAATTCCTTATTTCTTCGACAGAATCTTTCCAAACCTCTTTTGGTTGAGCCTTCTTGAATTGTTGTATTGGTAAATACATTGCAACGTCCCATTCATTAGGTTCCACTGCCAGAATCCTGGATTTTATGTGGCTATACAAATAATGTTTGATACAAGGCCTGAACTCTTTTAACTTAGATGATGCGTCCAACATTGGATAGGTGATTCGGATACGCTTAATTTCATCTTCATCATTGTAAATTGCAAAGTTCAATAGTTTCCGCATGAATAAGATTCTATATCTAAGTGGTAGATAATGTATGTTTAATCCAATAAAACCATCAGATTGTCGTTTCAGTGGTAAAACAAGTGGAAACCTATCGTAATATGGTAAATCATTTTTACCCTTGGGATCATAAACAAAATAATATAACCCACCCATTAAGAATTTTTGTCTGTCAGCAGGTTTAGTCCAACGGGTCTTCTCTTTTGTTATAGGAATAGATAAACGACCGGGATTTCTAAGGCCGGCGACTTTTTGCATTAACCATTTAATAGACTCTTGGCTCATCGTTGGATGTTGAGCCTGAAGTTTTTCTTCAGTTATCGTAGTGAGTATGGATTTTGTTGTCATCGGATATTTAGTTACAGTCCGAGGTGGTCTTCCGTAATAAGTTTGAATTCCCAGCCACGATCCAAACAATATTCTGTTGCCGCCTTAAATTTGGCTTGATTGACACTCCATGTCACAACTTCTTGGATGTATTGTTTCGTGATACGTTTCTTCTTTTCTGGTTCCATGGTTTGTTTCTTGGGCTTCACTTCAAGCATCATGGTTCTAAGTTTACCATCTTTATCACGAACTTTAACGACAAAATCAGGAAAATAACGATGCATACGATTATCAACGGGAGATTTGTATGGTATTATTACTTCCTCTGAAGCCCAAGACACAATATTTGGATTTTTGTCGAGCCAATTCATCACTCGACATTCCCATGATGAGCGATAAATGATGTTTTTGTAATCCCCTGCGTATTTTTGAGGATTTGAAGGTTGGAATCTTCCAGAATATGCCATAAATATATGTATAACCTTTTCCTAAAAAAACATGGCAATCATAACAATACCAACATCTATTAGTGGCATAACCATACCCGGCTTTGGTGGCGGTGGCGGACCTTTGGATTCTTTGTATCAATCGGGTGGATTACCCTTTTACAAGTATCCTAGAGATTTGGGCAGTTCGACTAGAAGCCACTCAGTAGTTTTTACAATTAAAAAAATCAAAGAAATACCATTTAGTGAGGTTGCGGGTGTAATTCAAAAAGAATTTAATAATATATCTGTTCCAACTGCTGGTGAAGCACTCCAAGGTTTAAAAGACATAGGACAAAAACTACTTGATGACCCACTTTCTGTTATTGATACTGCTGCGACCAAAGCTGGCGAGGCCACCTCAAAGCTTTCACAATTTGTCTCAAAAAGAGAAGTTCAAAATCAAGCAGTTATTGCATTGTATATGCCAGAAACAATGTCATTTACAAATGAAGCCACATACGATGGATCCACAACTTTGGCCAGTGCGGCTGGAGCTTTGCCAATGATTGGTGGTTTAATTAGGGATGTAACTACTACATTAAATGACAACGATGCATTAAAATTGGGTTTGAATAAAATGGGTTATGTTTTTAATCCACAAAAACAAATGTTATTTCAAGGTATTGAGTTTAGACAATTCAATATGTCTTTTACATTCACACCATATTCTTCAAAAGAAGCACAAGATGTTAAAGAAATCATCAAATTGTTTAGGAAATGGTCTGCTCCACAAAAAACACAAGCCGCTGGAGGTATGTTTTTTAATCCACCAGCAGTTTTTCAAGTAGACTTTAAATTCAACAATTCACAAAACTTGAATATACCAAAATTAAAAGATTGTGTAATCACATCCGTAGAAGTCAATTATGCACCAAACGGAATGTGGTCAGCTCATAGTGACGGTGCACCAGTACAAACAACTGTAACATTGGCACTACAAGAGATGGACCTAGTTGATAGATCAGATATCGAAAATGGATATTAAAAATGCAATATTTTAGAAATTTACCAAAAGTAGCATATACGGATAAAAACAAAGTATCAACAGTCTACACCAATTTACTGGCTAGAGTGAGTTTTATTCCCGAAATGTTAAGTAATGGTTTGAATTTTTATTTGTATGATGTACAAGATGGTGATACACCAGAAATTGTTGCACACAAGTATTATAATGATGTTAGTCGTTTTTGG